TCTCGGTGATCGTGCTGTTCAAGTCGGCGAGGGACTTCTTGAGTTCCTCGCTCGGGGTCATCGTGACCTTTTCGTCTGCCATCTTCGTACTCCTTCTCCGCGCCATGCGGAGCGCCTGGCGGGACTTAGGCCCGCTGTAGTTGCAGGACGAACTCCCTTATGAGTTCTCCCGCTTCCTCCAGGTCGGCCGCCTCGTGGGCTTCCCGCCTGGCATCAATCCGCGTCGCACTCACGGCGCGGGAAAGTTCGTCGGCGTCGATTCCGAGACCGGCGAATGTCTTGCGCACCGCGGCGTCGAGTCCGCCGGGGTGCATCAATTCGGGGTAGCGCTTCACGAGCGCGGCCCCCGCAAGGATCTGACTCAACTCGTCGTCGGGTTGGTCGGTGGCCATGCCCATCGCGGTGGCCATGCCGAGCAAGCCCTTCGCAGCGACCTGGAGTGCGTTGGGATTGGCCGGGATGCCGACTGGGGAATACTCAAGCAGCTCCCACTCCTTGAAGCGGAAGCCGCCGGTCCACTCCGGGCCGGTGTCACTGTCATGCATGATCTTCTCGTAGGACTTCGGCGCGAACCCGATGGAGACGCCGGGCATGAACCCGGCACTCACCATCGCCCATGTCGTGTCGGCAATCGGGTTGAGGCCGACTGCGTACTCGGTCTCGGCGCGCACTTCGTCGCTCTCGATGCGCTCCCAAAGCGACCGCCCAACCGGGAAGTCGTAGGAGCGATGCGCGAAGAACACGACGGGGTTGGAGCGGAAGCGCGTGTTGAGCATCCCAGAGGGCTCCACCACGTCGCCGTAGCTGTCCACCGTCGCGTCGGTGATGCGGTAGATCGCGGTGTGCTTCTCGGCGTCGATTTCCTTGACCACCGATCCGGCAACGCCGCGCCCGATGAGCTTCACGTCTTCGCCAGTATCGAGCCGATGCGCGAGCGCCTCGTTATTCCGTGTGTGCATGGGTTCCGTTTCCATTCCTGCGAGCGCGGTAGGATTCCTGCTCGCCGCTCAATACGGCCTCGATGGTGCAGCGGCAGTTGACGGTCTCGCCGGGGTCTTGGGATGAGCCGTCGCCGGGGAATGCGAGCGTCGCGTCGCCAACCTGGAAGACGCCGGAGAGCGGCACTTCCTGACCATCGGCATCGGCGTGGGTCTCGCGAACGCGGTCGTCGCGACTCGACAACCAGACCTTCTTCTCGACGATCCCGCCTGTCTGTGTCCACGCCTCAAGCGTTCCGGCGTTGTATGCGGCGCCAGACTCGGTGACGGCGATCGCGTTCGCACGGGCGCGCGTGGCGTCGAATACCGTCTTCACCCGGTCGGAGAGTTGGAGCATGTTCTCGCCGCCCTGGATGCCCTCCGCGAGCGTCGTCGCGAGACGATCCTTCGTGGTGGCGTCAACGCCCTTGACCAGTTGCGCTCCCGCTTTGTCCAGATAGGACACGACGGAAGGCTGGAGAAGAGAGAACTGCAACTCCGTGAGTCCCAAATCCTCAAGCGCGTTGGTCCCGGCACGGTTCACCGCCTCTGCGTACACGCCACGGAAGCGCTCGATGTTGCCGTTCTGGAGCCGGTCGAGGATCAACGAGACTTCGGCAACGCTCTTCGTCTCGGGAGAACTGATCGAGGTCAGTTTCCCATCGAGCATCACGCGGACAACCGGAGTCGATGCGCCCGCGTTGATCGCAGATTCGAGCCCGTCGAGTACCGCCGACTCCTGCTCCTTGAACATGGAGCGCGCGGTCTTCTCGAACACGCGGGCCATCATGCGGGACCGCTTGTCGAACGCGCGCCACTTGCCCACCTTGCGCGCCTCGGTCTGCTCGTCGGATAGGACGTGCGCGGCCTTCTCGTTGACGGCGTTCAGGAGTCGCTCGATGGATAAGTCAGCATTGGCGGCGGCTCCGGCTGGCTTCTGCTCCGACACGCTCAGGGCCGATGCCGGGATGAGCGAGAACGACTGCAACACCTCGTTGCCAAGCTCCCCGCCTAGCGGCTTGAGCGACGGAAGCTCGCCGTCGTTGAGCCACGCCCGCGCCTCGTCACGACGCAACAGCGGCAGCGCCTGGGTGATCGCTGAGACCATCGCCACGCGGTCAGGTCGCAGAGCTTCGATTCCGGCCAGGTCCGCGCGCACCGTGATGTCGTTGCCGTATCGCGGCGCAAGGTGGAGGTTGAACGCGCCTTCCCACTTCTTGAGCTTCGGGATGATGGTCAGTTCCCAGAACTGCCGCTTCTGCTCCTTCGCGTTCGCGTAGGTCGCGCCATCCAGCAACGTCACCATGACGGGCGGCACGCCCAATGCCATCAGAATCTCTTCGCGGTTGAACCGGCGCAGATCGGGGAAGAGCATGTCGGCCAAGTCCGCAGAGGTCTTCGATACCTTCGCCCCGGCCACCGCGCGCGCCCGCCACGCCTTGTCCACGCCCTGGTGCTTCTCGTTGAACGCCAGGATCGCGCGGTCGAGTACGTCCTGCCCGGTGTCCTCGGGGTACTCAAGGACAACGCCCAACTGCGCGTCGTGCTTGAAGAAGTTCTTCTGGAGGGCTATTGCGTAGAGGTCGCAGATCGCGGCGAGCGATGCAGGGTCAACCGCACCGAGCCCGTAGTGGTCATCGGTCGGGTTGAAGTAGTGCATGGGCACGATCTCGTTTGCCGAGAACGTCTGCCGCTTGCTGTCCACTTCGTAGACGTAGCCAGCGACGCCCATCGTCGCGTCCTTGATGACCTTCACGCGGAACGGTCGGAGATTGGTGAGCGTGAGCGGCTTCCCGCCCTTGTCGACGTTCGCGCCGCCACACAGCAGATACGCCGAGCCGGTCAGCTCGAGGAATGACTGCGACTCCTCGCGCTCGTCGTAGGTGGACTTCCACCCGTTCCAGGTGTCGAGCAACGTCTGGAGTTCGTGGTCCGGTGCCTCGACTTCCTTCCCGTTGCGTCTGCGGTACACGCGGAACGGAACCGACGCCATGCTTGATGCAATCGCGTACACGCCCGCGTAGAAGGTGGGGAGCACGGTATAGAGCTTAGACTTGGAGTAGTCCTCGTACAGGTCGCGGTTGACGACCTGGCCGGACCCGGCGTCACCAATCGTCAGCCCGAGCGATCCGGCCTTGGCGGTGCCCCAGGAGATGCGTAGCTTACCGATGTTCAACTCGTTCATGCCACCGCTCCTGCCGTTGCTACGCCGCGCACCTGCCACGCGATGCCCCACGCGAAGATCCGATCCCGCAGGACTTTCGAGTGCGACGGCCTGTCGTCGTCACTGTCCAAGTCCTCGTCGCCCGCCTGCATCGCCATGCACTCCTTGAGGAACTCGGCAGAGCGGACGATCATCCAGCCCTTGTCGAGACAGTCGCGGAGGTCGGTGAACATGATCGGGCGGGTCTTGCCGTCAGTCGGCCAGCCGGGGCGCTTGATCGCGCCTCCTGCACGCTGGTCGTAGTGACGGTGCTTGTAGATGTGCGCGTAGCCGACTTCGTTTCGCAGGGCGCGCAGCGTCGCGTGCCCGTGGTTGTTGCGCTCGGCGGCTACCAGTGCGCCGTTGTACCAGCCGCCGATCTTGGCGAGGACGTGCGCGTAGTCGCCCGGGGAGACGTGGCCACACCACTCGGCGACCTGTTCGGCCTGGGCGCCGGTTACGTCGAGAACGCCAGCGGCGGAGTTCGCACGACCCGGAAGGCCCTCGGCAACGTCCGCCCCGATCACGTAGCGGTGCCCTTTGATCGGGCGACGCCAGACAACCCAGCGCCCGTTGTCGCCGGAGCCGCGGTACGGGTCGCCAGCGGCACGCAGCTCCGACTCGTTGAGCGGGAGCACGCGGGCCTCGACCACGGCAACGAGCTTGCCCAGGATCGAATTGTCAAACTTGGGCACACCGCCGATGAGGAAGCACGACTCGTCGTCCTCGGGATGCTCTTGGGCGAAGAGGTCTTTCAGGTCGGCGATCTTGGCGCGCCGCCACTTCAACTGCTCAGGCTTGAGGTGCCATGCGGCAACCAGCGGGCGCTCGGAAGCGGTTGGGGTGACGCGCTCGCCGCGCTCGAGTGTGGTGCTGTTGGCCGGGTCGAAGTACCACGGGAAGAACTGCGCCGTGCGCGTGGTCTTTCCGGCCTTGGCGTCCTTGAACTCGGAGCGGAAGCGGTCGAAACCGTTGGGGGTCGACTCGATGTCGAGCCATGCGTCCGAGCGCTTGGCCTCCCCCACCGCGGCGAGAGTGCCGTCCAGGTCGGGGTAGTGCGCTGCCTCGGAGAGGTGGATCGCGTCGGCGTCCGCGGCGCGGCCTGAGCCCTTGCCCCCGGCAGTCATGAGTCGGAGGTAGGAGTCGTTGTCGGCGAAGTGCAGCACGGTCTTGTTGCTACGGCGGATCGGCGCGGCCAGGTAGCCCGGCATACGGTCGTGAGCGAAGAGCACGCGCTGGTAGAGCTCGTCGGTGGAGTCGGCAACGTGCGCCATGATGTAGGCGTGCTGGTACGGGGAGCGGCGACAGCGCCAGTAGTACATCGCGTCGACCACGCTCGATGCGCCGCCCTTGCGGTACTTGAGGATGACGTTCTCGGCGGAGCGGTTGGCGAGGTAGGAGCGCTGGAGCGCGTTGGGGCGGAGTAGGACGATCTCGCCCCGCTTGTTGACGAGGTTCCAGTAGCGAGCGGCCCAGTACTGGAAGCCGATCTCCCGGTCGGTCACGGTGGGCGCAAAGCACCGGACCCGCTCTGCGGCTACCCACTCCTCGTTCTGACCGAACGCGGCGATCTCGTTCTGGACGAGCGCCTTGTAGGTGGCGTCGTTGAGCGCCCAGGGGTTGATGCCGCCGGCGAGTGCGATCATGAGCGTGAGCGCCTCAAGCCCCATGACCGTTGCCGTTCTTGGGCTTGCCGTTCCCGTTGCCAGCCACGCTCACCGCGGCGGCATGGGGGTCGACTTGGTAGTCGATGGACCCAAGTCCGGCTACGCCGAGCAGTTGACGCTGGCGAAGGACGGCCTCGACGGGGGTGATGGCCTCGGTGGAGATCGGGCCGCCGTTCGGGCCGGACATTTCGACGGCCTGACGCGCGCCCCAGTTCTGGAAGTCGTGGCGCTCGAGGAACCACGCGGCGGACTGCCAGCGGTCCCCGGCCTCTTGGATTCGGGCGAGGGCGCGCCGGTGAGCGTTGGCGCGGGCGGACTTTATCCCCCGCAGAAAGTCCTCGTGCTCGGTAGTCCAAAGGCGTGCAGTGGATTCGGGGATTCCTGCCAGCGCACAGGAGTCGGGCCAGGACATGCCGAAGTCAAGTTCGGCGATGATGGCCTGGGCGGCCTCTTCGGTGTAAGTGCTTGGGCGCCCGGTAGGACGCGGTGCTTTAGCCTTCGCCAAATCCCGCACGGTCGCGCAGTCCACCAGGACAGATCGCGGCCGCTCCTTGCGCGCCGGTAATGGTTGGCACGCGGTTGGGGGTCTCTTCGTCGTCTAGGTCGCCGGGGTCGCCCTCGTAATACACGCGGTCAGGCGGTATTGGGGGCGCGCCCCAGTAACCCGTAGTCGTGCGGACTGGCCCGCATTGACTCATCGTGGGGTTAGCCGGTGGTGCTGGTACGTAACCCGGTGAACGGCTCTTCACGACGTACTCGTGTTGAATCTCGGAAACGGCGTCGATGATGGCGCAGCCTTGCGGCAGGAAGTCTATGGCGTCGCGCCTCAACACGTTTCCTCTGCGGATGATAGGCGCGGGGTTCGCCCGGTGATGGAGCGGATCGCTCGGGAGGTACGAGCGCGCTGTAGATGATTGGGTTCTGCCCCGCGCCGAAACGTCATGCGTGGAACATGCACAACGGAGCAAGTCTTGTCAAGCCGAAATCTTGTGAGGTCCGCACTTTCTCCGGTTGAGTTTGTAGACGCTGGCCGGCGTAGGCGGCGGCGCGACTCGGATCGGGGCCCGGATGATCGTCACGCCCCACTGGACATTCACCCCTTCGTATTCGGTCCATCTGCGGATCACGCCCCGCACCCATGCGGGGTCAAGCCCAAGCGGTTCGGTCACGGCGGCGAAGTCCGGGGAGCTGATAAACTCGGCTGCGTTGAGTCCTTCATGGGTGTCGTGATGCCGGTCTTTGCTTGGCCATTTGACGCGCCCGAGATCCTCCATTGCCCGATGGATCACACACATCATAAGCCACGCATAGGGATCTTCGCGGTCGATGGCGTGCGACCAGATCTCGGTTGCGATCAGGTTGGCGTGCTTGCTGAACGCGAACAGCGACGTAGCCCGTTCAGGGTCTATGCGTTTGCCGACCTGAGACTGGTAGTTTGCTTTGGAGTGGGACCGGAAGCGAGGCGGCAGGATCTCGGCGGTTCTCAATCGTCCTCCCCGTGGTCACTTCGGCAGGTTCAGCATCCACACTTCGGATTGAGGCGGCAGGATCACGGTATCCGGATCGCCCCATTGCAGCGGGCACCAGTCCGAGAGTCTGCCCGCCCTTGGTACTACCACGTCCACGGCGCATCGGTAGATGCCGGATCGCATCGGCGTGAAGCTGTACGCGTGGTAGGACGTGTCGGGCGCCGTGAAGTCGAACGGCCCGCACACCATGAACGTGTCGGGCGGCTCGGGCGCGGGTCCGGGCAGCGGATTCCAGATGACCCAGCCCTCGGTCCACCCAGGGCCGGTGAAGCGCACGGTGTCGGCCTCGCACGTCTGCGGGTTGATGCAGAACGGCGAGATTCGACCAGCAAAGGTGTAGACGGGTCTGCGGGCCTCGCACGGCGCGGCGAGGAGGAGCAAGGCGGCGAGGATGGTGAGTCTCATTCGCACACCATCCAAACCGTGTCGCCGTGTCCGTAGACCCACAAGGCGCACGATTCGCCTATACCGTTCGCGGGGTTGACTGCCCAACACGGTGGAAATGCCATGCCGCTACGAGGCGACACCGGAATGACAATGCCGGGGTACGTTACCCTGCGCGGTAGTTCCTCACGATAGAACACGGGACGCCAGCGGTCGCAGTCGGCTCTCGGGTTGGGACTTCCACACCCGGCGAGGAGGAGGAGCGCGAATAGCAGGCGCTTCATGGTTGTACCTCCGGCTTGTTCTTGAGTGATCGGTGATGATCTGCGGACTTTAGGTGTTCGTTGAATAGCAGCTGTTTGACTTCACGTTCCGCCACGTCTGTCTTGGGCGCATACGCTAGCCTGTGTCCCCGCGCACCATGCCACCTTGCGGCGTCTTCTTTTGACGCGGCCCACCCGTCGGAGAACCCCGCGTGGTACGCGGGTCCGCACGTGCAATGAACCGTCTGTCTGCGGATACACGGATCTTCTTCTCGCGCCAAGAAGTGTCCATCTCCGCGGCAGTTGGTACACTTGATCCACGGCTTGTGCTCCGCCGCCTCGACTACCGCAGCGCTAACGCCGGGCCCGAATCGCTGGACGGTGACCACGGTTTCACGCGGCGCGCTGTAGCGACTGGCCAAATACTGGACGTATGATCCGGCCACCGTGTCGCCGCGATAGAAGGCCGCGGCGTGATCGAACCCGCGCCAGTATTCCCGGCGGAGTCGTTCCTTCCACCACAGCCAGGGGCGGAGCGCGAGGGCGAGGGCGGCGCGGGTCACCACCTCACCTCCTTGATCCGGCAGCGGGCCTCGAACTCGAAACTCCCCGCGCTTGACCCGCTGCCCTTAGCGGCTGCCTCGTGACCAGCATCGACTTGCCCAACAGCAAGGCTGTGCATCACGATCAACCCATCGATGCATCGCTTTGCCTCGAACGCCGGATTCCCCGTCGTGTCGTTGACGAAGGGCGGCGGGATTGCGAGCGGCCTGAGCGTGTCCGCGATCTTCTGCCAGTCGGCTTCGATGGACTCGATGCGCTGTAGGCGCTTGGCGACTACGGCCTGCGGCGTGGTGCCGAGAACGGCGTCTCGTAGCGTGGTGAAGATGCTCACGGTTTCCCCCTCTCTGAAATGAAGTCAACGGCGTCGGAGTGCGCGTCCATGCGGCCCTTGTTGCGATGGTAGAGGTACTGCACGTCCACCGATTCGATTGATTTCCTATTTGCCTCCGCGTACCCCTCTTGGTGCCACTTGGTAAGGGCCTCCCTCTCATCCTCCCGCGCGAGGCGGATGGCGGCGTCGATGATAGTGGCGATCTCGGACGCGCCAGCTTTGATGTCCACCATCAGGGCCTTGCGACGAATCTCCTCATCCTTCACGTCCACCTCCCGCCGCGTCGGCGGCTCTGGCCCACTTAGCCATGACAAACCCGAATAGCGTGTCGTGCGGCCTGTATCCGCGCATCCACAGGATCGCGTTCTCAAAGACGTTCCCGCGTGCGAACACGGCCCGTCTCCCTTCGTGCCATCGCATGAGCCGGATCACGTCTCCCTCCACTCGATCCCCGCCGAGGCGAGGAGGGCGCGGGAATGGCACGGTTCGCACCAACGATGCGGCTTGTCGTGGTACAGATACCCGCAGTCCTCATCGACTACAGAGATATTGGCGCACTCACGGCCAGCCTGATCCTTTGCCCTCTCCACCATCGCCGGGATCTGCGCGGCGAAGTCAAGCGGGCGCTCCGATGCGAAGCACGGGTTCACGGCGGCGACTATCAGGGCGGCGTTGGCTTGATCCTCCGCAAGTGGCGAGTACATGCGCAGACAGTCCGTGACGTTCCCCGTGTCTGCATCGACGGCGGCACAGTCGTGCCTCATGCCGTGTTCGTCCGACCATTCCGTTGCGAGTCTCCACGGTCCCGGCGTCGGTTTCATTCCCCCTCCACCTTGGCGCGGATGGCCGCAGCGTGGCATTGCTTGATTTCACCTAGCCCGTCCCGATGCCATGCACCATCCAACCCAACAAGAATCGGTGCGTTCTCACGACAGTAAAGACACTCGGCTTTGCACGCCTCCTCGAACGCGGCGCGGCGGGCTTCTGTGACAGCGGCCACGAAGTCGGCCTTCGTCACCACCTCAATCTCGTTCGCGTCTCCGATGCTGTCGATTGCGGGGCTTGCGTACTGACCCCACAATTCAAGAGCGCCCCCCCACGGCTTCGCGGTCATCGGTCGATCTTCTCTAGGGTGTCACTGGCCACGTCAACCCACTCCTGGTCGCCGCCCTCTGTGAGTTTCTCAAGCGCCTCCCGCATGATCTTGTTCTCCCACTCGGCGCGGCGGCGGACGGTGCATGCTGGGTGCCCACATTTGAGATCAACAAAAGCATCACCAATCCACCCGTCATGACGGCGCGCATCGCGCAATTCGTCTTCCGTCGGCTTCATCGGTTCGCTCATTCCCCCTCCATCTTGGCGCGGATGGCCGCCAGATCAATCGCTCGCTGTGTGCCGCAATGGATACACTTGCCGGACTTGGCGTTACTGACGGCCTCCATCGCCTCCTCGAACGCGGCGCGGCGGGCTTCGATGCAGGGACACTCAACCATCACGGGCTGGCCTGTCGAGCTATGGGCCTTGAACCCATCGACCATCTCACCCAGGCCACGACAGACACGGCACTCCCCCCACGGCTTCGCGGTCATCGGTCGATCTCCTCTAGGGTAGCGCGCAGAATGGCTGGAGCCTCATGGTCACGCCTCAACAGCGTCTCGTTAATCGCCTCCCGCATGATCTTGTTCTCCCACTCGGCGCGGCGGCGGACGGCGCATACGGCGTCTGAGCACGGCGGGTTGTTGAAAGCGCCATCATGGACGCGGGCCAATTCAACATCTCCATCCGTCGGCTTCGGCGGTTTGTCGCTCATCGGTCACGCTCCCTCAACATCTCATCGGCGTACAACCACTTGGCCGCCTCACGCGAGACCGGCATTCCGTTTTCGCCCATGATGCGAATCCAGCGCGACACGTCATTATCCGTAGCCTTCGCCGCGAAGTAGTCGCGGAGGGTCATGCCGGGGTACTCGATGCCGCCGAATGTGACCGTGACCTCACCGCCCTCGCCCTTGATCTCCTGACTGTCATAGCGGGTTGCCGGGAACGCGGGCCCGCCGTCGTTTCGTTTCTCGCTCATCTCACCTCCTGCTCAAGATCGCGGGGTTGCTTGGTGCTTACCCCAAGCGCGGCGCTTTGCCGCCCCCGCAAGAGAAGCCCGCCCGCGCGTCTTTCCTCCCCACGACTTACCGTTTGTAAGTTGGGTTCGCGGGCGGGCGAAATCACTGAACCTCCCTCACTTCGATCTGCGTGAAGCGCGACTTCGACACGCGCGAGTACAGCGTCACCCCGTCAACGTACATCGGCCCGTCATCCCACAGCACGCGCGAGCGCACGAGTCCGTCGATAGCGAGCTTCGCGCAGATGTTGTCCGGGTCGATTGCCGGAGAGCCGTAGCGCGTCACGATGATGTTGACCGGCTTCGCGAACGCCGGGAACTTGCCCGCCGCGCGCACTTGCTCGGCGACAAGCGCGTGCCAGAGCGTGGCGAGCTTGCGCCGTTGCGCCCAATGGACCCCGGCGTAGAACTGATTCCACGACGGGAGCGCGCGGGGGATGGTGAGGATCACTTGATCCTCCACCGCTTCATGAACTCCACCTGTCCGCGCAGTACATCCATCAGCGTGCCGCCGTCATCTGCCATCGTCACGGCTAGCCAGCCGATGAGCGTGAGTACAACCCAAATCACGACGACGATTATGATGGCCACCACGGCCTTCTCTGGACCGGTCAGGCTCATGTCGTCTTCGGGGTACTCGTATCCACAGTGGTGGCACACAACCCGAGCATCCTCGCCCTTTCCGCATTTGGGGCAAACGTCGGGCGTGGTCTCATACGGCATCGGGATGAAGATAGGCGCGTTGCTCACGACACCCTCCCGCTCGGCAGGTCGAGGATCTTCGCGGGCCTGATCTTCGGCTCCTCTGGCGCCGGGATCGGCACATGCGCGAGCGTCCCGGTTGTCGTGTCGAAAACGAGCGCGGTAGCGAATTGCACCGGGCCGTCCTTCGTCATCACGACGGGTTGGCTTGCGAGCTGGTAGCGGCCTACCGCGCGGCGCTCGGCTTCGCGCAACCAGTCTTCGTTCTCGGCTTTGGCCTGTGCCTTCATGCGGTCGAGTTCGCGTTGCACTTCGCGCTCGATCTCTTCGCGTGTACGAACCACTTGATCGCTCATCGTTCCCCCTCTGCGTCTTCCAGCGCGTGGTAGTAGCGCCGGGTTAGTTCGGTGTCGGCTTCCTGTGCTGCGGCGAGGCGGTTGAGCGCGGCGGCTTGGGTGAGGACGGCGGCGGCATTGGCCTTGAGTTGGTTTGTGATCTTCACTGTGCCCAGGGTCGCTATCGTGACGGTGAACCCTAGCCACATAGCGAACCAGTCGCCGCGTCTCACTTGCCACGCTCGCGGATGGCGGCGGCAATCGCCTCAGATGTGCCGCGTGTGTCGGCCCACTCTTCCGCGATCTTCGCGCAGTCCTCGCGGGTGAGGGCGATGGCTTCACGCACCCCGTCGTACACCGGCGCCGATAGCAGCATGTCGTTCCCGCACTTGCTCGCAATCTGTAATACCACCTTTGCAGCAATCTCCTCATCCTTCACGGCTTCACCTCCATCGCGGAGAGGATGCGCTGGCCCGAGCGCCAGTGTTCCTCGCAGTCCGCGCCGCGCTCAACCACTTCACGCATCCACGCGATCGCTTCCGGCCACGCCTCCGCAACCTTGATCGGGTTGTCGCGGTTGACGGCGAAGCAGGCGTTGACGGCGGAGACGATCAAGGCGGCGTCGGGGTCATCTGATAGCCCGCCGTGATCTGCTATCCATTCGCCCTTCGTATTGCGGATGTTCTCCCCAACAATCTTCCACGGTCCCGGCGTCGGCTTCTCGCTCATTTTGCCTCCACCATCTTGGCTCCTATGAACGCTTCCAGCGCCACTATCAGGCCAAGCTGCGCGCATATCTCACAGACCAACGAGTCGCAGGTCGAAACATCGTGATCGCACATGTCGTCATGCTCCTCGGCAATTCGATCACGCATCTCCTCGAACGCGGCGCGTCTCCCTGCGTTGTACGCGTCACACAGTCGGCACGGTTCGTCATGTGTGATCGCTACATCGTGTCTGTCGAATCCATCGTAGATTTCGGTAAACCCAGATCCACCGCATGCCGGACACTTCCACGGCGCGGGCTTGCTCTCGCTCATTTCACCTCCAGGGTTTCGGCTTCTCTCACTTCATGTCCTCCATGAGCTTCGCCGCGTTCGCCTTCGCGGTGTCGCTGTCATACCGCGCCATGTCCTCAAGCTGTGCCGTGATCATCTTGTGCCGTAGCTCGATCACCTCGCGCTCCTCTGGCGTCGTGCGATACTTGCCGCCGACCTTGCCCTCCTTGAGTCGTTCGCCCTTCTCGTACAGAGCATCGAGCGCGGCGCGGACTTCGGGCGTGAAGCCCGGCGAGCCCGCTCCGGTCGATACCGGCCCGCCGAGCAGGCGCCTGGATTCAATCGCATCTTGCGCGATGTACTCGGCGCGGTGCGCGCTACCCTCCCCCGCGTTTGGCTTCGGTTCGGTTGCGCCAAGCTCCTTCCACACGTCCGCGATGGTGGGGAAGAACCGGGAGCGGGTGCGCGCGGCCTTGAGCGCTACGGCGAAGTCGTGAACGTTGGTTTCCGCGAACTCCTCCGCGTACTCGTCCAGAATCCCCTCGGTCGGCACGAAGTTGGGGTAGCCCAGGGCGCACTTGGTCAGAACCATCTTGATCGCTTCTTCGTGTGTCATTTCAACAGCCCCTTGATTTCGTCGGGGGTAACGTCCCGCCCGGTCATGCCGTCACGGGCGCGGCCCCGCTCGATGGACTGGCGCAGAACCTTCATGGCGGGATGCTCGGCCGGCGCGGCCGGCGCCTGGGGCTCGTCCTCCCAGCGGCGCTGATTCAGGTAGGTCGCCGGGAGCGGGATGAACTGCCCCCCGTCCTTGGTCCACTGTTCCGAGGTGCACTGCCAGTCGAGCGCCTTGAGGACATCCGGTAGGGGCGGACGAGCCTTGTCCCATGCTTTGGCTGCTGCGCCCTTGGCGGTCTTCCGGGGGTAGGCCTGCCAGAACGCTAGGAACGGCTCGGCATACCCACCACGTTCGCGCTTGCGCGAACAAGTCTTTGCCTTTCCATCCTTGTTCTGGTCCGTATCCGAATCAGCATCAGCATCCGTATCAGAGGGAGACCTCGCTACACCCCTTGGCAAGCCCTTGGCAAGCCCTTGGCAAGCCCTTCCATCTGTGATGGTCCATTGAGCCCCGAACATGGGGCCATAGAGTAGGGCGAAAGCCTTGTGGAATGGCGTCTTAGGGCTGGCCTCAAACATCTTTACAGCCGCCCGGACCCGGTTGTCCCCGAGGTGGACCACGCCCTTTTCGTCCATGACTTGCTCTCGGGCCATGTTGACCACCCAAATGTACCCGGTTGGATCATCGTACCGGCAGAACCCTGCATCGACGCACCCGGCCAAGCCCTTGCGGAGGGCTTCGGGAGGGCTTGCCAGATCGACGGTCATGTACCCAAGGGGCAGGTAGTAGAGGCCGATCATGTTGGCGTGCTGATTCGTGATGAGGTAGGCGGCGACGAGCTGGGCTTCCGGGCCGGAGGCGCGGAGGATGCGCCCGGTTCCACCGGACCAAAGGGCGGGGCGGACGATGGAGAAGTTACGCAAGGCGCGACTCCCGGGCAAGCGAAAGGCTCACCCCCGAGGGCGCGTGCAATGAACCGTCTGGAGGACAGATTCCGCGCGTCCCGAGAGTGAGCCTTTGGCAAGCCAGGGTAGTACGGTTCATTGCATGAGGATCAAAGCACACTCCCCCCGATCCTGTCAACCTCATTTCGGCCCCGGCTTAGGATAGGGTAGAGACTTGAGCCCCAGGCGTTCGGCCTTGGCTTTGCCAGATCGGGAGCGGGAGCGCCAGTAGAGAAACTTTCCTTCGTCATAGTGTGGCGTAGCATCGACGCCGCGTTCCGCAAGTAGGCGTGGGGAACTCGTTCCCCACGCGGAATTGGCAGAACGTCCAGGGACGAATGACCCAAGCACAAACACGCCATCCATGCGCCGTTCCCGCTTGCCGTCAAAGCACCATGATGCAGCCTGATAAATGCCGCCGTGATGGGACTGCGTGAAGTCTGCGAAGGAAACTAGCAAGTCCCATTTCCTATCCAACGCTCGTACGGCCCGAGCGATTAGTCCGGTCAGTGGTTCACTACATCCCGGCCTCCGCACTAACCGCGACAATTCCAACACTTCTTCGGACCAGCGCGTAGGCGGGATTGAAAAGAAGATGGCCGCAACCGCTGGCCCCAAGTCACCAAAGAGCCCGCCGTCTTCGTGCCATGTATAGACCGCCTGGATATTCGACGGAACACGCGCCGAATAGTGGAAGCGCAGAACCAAGTTGCGCGCTTCGTCAAGGTGTCCACTCGCGAAGTGGAGACTCATTTCGGCCACCGCCCGAAGATCGCGCGGACGTACCAGAGCGCGGCGGGAATCAGGATCGCGAAGAAGATACCGGCGCAGAGCTTCACGCGATCACCCACACGACGGCCTTGCGCCCGGACTTGGTGCGGCGGGTGCTGCCGGAGTCGCGGACCTTGCCCATCTCGACAAGCTCGCACCGACGCGGGCGCTGGGTACTCGGGTTCATGCCGGTCTTGGCTTGCATCTCCTCGTCCGTCAACCCGTCCGTGCCGTACTCCAATAGGACGCGAAGCAAGATGGCGCGCCCGCCCTCTCTCGTATGCCTCACGGAGTCTGCGGCCAGCGTGCTGGTGACGCTGTGCGCCACGCAGGGAGGGCCACCGGAATAGCTCCGGGCGGTCCCGTCGAAAAGGTCGCTTCCGTCAATGGTCCGGTTATGTCGATGCATTTCGTGCGCCTCCTTTCGGTTTTGGGACCGCCCGGAATCGGGTTACGAGTCGAGCCCGTCGCGGTGGGCGTCCGCCTTGTCGGCGTCGTCGGTCACGAATCCGCAAGGACACGTCCACTTGACGGTTGCCCCGGCCTTGTCCTTGTGGCCCTTGACGGGATGATCTTGGGCGGCGACGGGCGAGGTTTCCTTTCCGCCATCCCCATCAGGCTTCTCGGCACCCGCCGCCGCCTCAAGCTGTGCTGTCAGGCCCGCCGCTGCCGTGGTGTCCATCGGCGGGGGAGGCGTCCTGTCCGTGTCGAATCCGAACTCCTCGATGCTGTACGTCCCGGCGAAGTAGTCCGGGGCGATGAGCCGGATGCCGCGCGCGGTGCAACGGGCGAGGAGCATGGCGCGGGGGTTCTTGCGCCAGTTGTCCTTGCCGGTGAGGCCGGCGGCTGCCGCCTCGTCCTTCGTGTAGCTCACGTCCAGATCCGGCCAGCCGGCGCGCATGAACTTCATGGAGCATCCGGCGTCGGTCAGGCTCACGAGCTGCTTGACCACGCCGCACCGATCCACGGCCAGCCCGTCCATCAGCGCCGCCGCGAGGCAGAACCGCCCGTCGAACCAGTAGACGGTCGAAAGCGCCTGCATCGGGCCGATGCCTAGCTCGTGCGCCCGGAGCATCACGGCCATGACGCCCTGGGGGCTCATGCCCTTGGGGGCCATGCCGCTCTGGACGATCATCTGGGCCAGTCGCCACCGCTCGCCAAGGGTGGCGACGAAGCCGCTGACGGGATCGGGCGCAGTTGGTAGCGCCTCCGGCCGAATCGTTACAGCGTTCTCACTCATCTCCTGTCACCTCCATGATTTCACGGGTTGCCCACGGGGGCAGGCTCAAGTCCTGAATCTCGCAAGGGTAGCCGGGCCAGGTGCCGGACGCCTCGCACGCGGCCCAGGTCGCTAGCAGTTGCGCCCGCTCCTCCTCGCCCCAACCGACCACGGCATCGAGCAGCCGATAAACCGCGATCGCGTAGGGCGGGAACGGCTCGACGGCGACGATGACGAAGTGTTGGGCGTCGATCCCGCACGCGCGGACCCCGGCCAAGTAGTGCGCGGCCTGGACGTGGTAGCCGTACTGGTACAGGGACCGCTCGAAGGCGTTGCGGGCGGCGGAGCGCGTTGTCTTGAGGTCCACCACGCTCCCGGTTTTCTTGCCGAGAACGTCAGCACGGCCCTTGCACGTCAAGCCTGTCGCCTCGTCCTGCCACGCGAACGACGCCTCGTGGTCACCGTCCAAGAGCATCCGGGCGAACTTGTTGGCGGCGCAGGCTTCGCGGATCGCGAGGCACTTGTCGAAATCGGTGGAGGTCAGGAGCGTTGCCAGCGGGTTCTCGGCAAGCTGAGCGGCGCGAGCGGCCTTGACCGCCGCCGTCCGCCCGTCGCCGTCGATCGCCCGGATGTACTCCCGCCCGAACCGTTCCGGCTCAAGTACGGCACAATGGACCGCCTGCCCCAGAAGCATGGCCGGGGTCGCCTCGGTCGGGTGCGTCATGGCGTAGAGGGCATGGGCCGGGGATGACTTCCGCATCGTCCAAAGCCGCGACTGAGACACCGCCTCCCATGCGTGGTAGTCCGGCGCTGGAATGTCGGGATGAAGGCCGGGGGCGGGCTTCATACCGCTGCCCGCCAGTCACCGCCGACGTTCTCGGGCACCCGGCGCACCGGCACGGCAGGCGACAGGAGCGATTCGTAATGGGCGCACACGTCGTCAAGGTGGCGCAGGATGTCGGAGCGAAGCGCCTCGCCGATGTCGGGCCTCCCGTGCAACAAGTCCGCCATTTGGAGCGCGAACCGATCACGCGCCGGGGCGGCACTAAAACACGATCGGCAGACGGTGCCCCACGCGAGCCGCTTGGGTTCGGCCGTTCCGCACTTGGAACAAACGATATGATCGTCGGCGCACTTGTCGCAGAGCCCAACCCTATTGCCGTCGCCAGTGTCCACGATCCGCGTTGTGGCCAGCGTGCAACACGATCCTTCGCACCCAAGGATTTGGGCCTCGCAGTTTGGGCAGGCGCCGGGGAGCCCGTCGATGTAGTCGTAATGCACCACCTTCCCGCAGGCGTCGCACTCCCACTCTTTCAGGTCGATGTATCCATGCTTGCGCTTCACAGCCCACCCTCCGCCCACTGAGTCCAGTGATAAGCGGCGACCACCAACCAAACCAGCACAATCACGCCCAGAACGACAAGGCGCAACGCGCTCGCGTCGTTCAGGATTGCCATGATGATGTTGGCAACCCACAGCATGAGGCCGATGGTCCAGCACCATGCGTTGAATAGAGTCTTACGTTCCTTGCTCACAGTTACCTCCCGGCCCATGTCATGAGCCCGTGGCAGATCGCGTAGTACACGAGCGCCGACAGCGCGACCCCGGCCAGCCACGCGGCGATGCACACGGGGTCAAGGCGTCTCACTGGAAGATGCACCACGCGACGGCGAGCGCGAGCATGAGTACGCCGATCGTGTGCCAGTCATCGCGGGTCAGTTGGGGAAGGCGCTCGCCCGATCCGATCCATTGCCACATGGTTACACCTCCCAATAGCGGTACTCGTCCCACGCGGTGCGCTGGACGAACACGGAGACGCCGTGGATCGTGGAGACGCGCTTGATCTGCCCGAAATCGGGCGGGTCGATGATCTCGGAAGTAAACCGCTCTTCACGGGTGGGGACGTGCCTCATCGCGGCACCGATGGCGCGCGACCCGTTCTCATCGCGCTCGATCAAGATGCGCGCCTTGGTGATGGTTAGCGCGTTCATGGTTCACTCCTCCTCGATGGGCCGGGGGGCGGAGGGTGAAGCGGCGCGCGCAACCCCCCGGCCAGTAGAGCGCGCGGGCTTCCGATGCCGCATCAAGCCTTGGGCGTCACCGTCTCGGTGATCTTCTTCAACTGCTGCTCCAGCGTGTAGACCTTCGTCTTCAACTCGTCGCGCTCCTTGGCGATGGCGAGGAGCTTATCGAGGTCCACTGCGCGCGGAACATCCGGCAAGCGCACGTCGCCGTCGCCAATCAACTTCACCCCGATCTCCGTCTTGTCCTTGGCCGCATAGACACGGTGATCCCACGGCCCCTCTTCCTCGACAAGCACGGCATCGCTCAAGGCGGCGATGATTGGTCCCGTGTTTGTTTCGGGACCAAACAACACCGACTGATAGCCAAACGTGATGAGCAGTCTCATGAAATCCTCCTTTTGGAATTGTTGGGCGGGTCAACGGGCGGCGCAGCCTGAGCCGCTCCCGCCGTCGCCCGCCCGGATGAGGCAGAGCCGATGCCCTCGGTCGGCCCGGTCGCCTCAAGCTCTGAAAGTCTGGCCGCCGCGAACCGACTCGGGACCGACTCGCCGGAGACCCATCGCCAGAGCGTGACGGTGGAGACGCCGCACAGGGCGGCTAGTTCGGCGGTTGAAGTACAGCCATGGAGCTTGCGGATGCGCTTGAGGCGACGGCCCGTTGTGTTCATGCAAGGATTATCGGCCCGATGTAATACACTTGTAACCCTTATTTTGTGGATAATCCAATTCCATGAAACAGATAGTCGGGGCCGTCGACCCGAGAATCCCGGTCGATTCGACGGGTTTACAATGCCAGCCGGGGAGGTTGACTATCACGGCCCTGTTAAAAGTTAGGCCCCAAGTCTTATCAAGGCCGAACGCATTAGAGGCCCCAGGACGGGCGATCTCGGGTTGGCTAGACGGTTATGAGTCCGACTTGCTGGCGAATGTACTGGCGCTTGTCCCAGAAGGAGTCGAATACTAGGTTGCTAACTAACAAGTTACAGCGTTTGCAGGCCACGACAAGGTTGTCGGGACGGTTCGACCCGCCGTGGCTGAAGGGTTTGACGTGATCGATGTGCAGCTCTAACCCGGCGGTCTCTCTCGGGTTGTCCCCGCAATATTGGCAGGTCAAGTTGTCACGCTCCAACACCTTGCGAACCGGGAGCGGTGTCCGCTTAATGGACGCCTCGAACCGTTGCTGGAATCCGATCACGATTGCCACTAGGCCGGGGGTAAACGCCCGGTCGGGGATCTCTACGGCCACCCGCTCGATCACGTCCTCATCACAGACGCACTCCGCGCAGAGGGCTGGCAGTCCGGGATCTAGACTCTTCTCCCCGCACCCCCAACAAATGGTTTGGAGGAGCGTTTCCCTGCCCACCCCCAGCATGACACATTGAGGAGCGATTTCGTTTTCGCGGACGCGGTTCACGCGATATCCGGCGTCCGTCAAGTCCGGTTCGTCTTGTGGGGTCACAACGCCTCCTGGGGCTTCTAATGAACGCACAGGGCCATTGTGGACCTGCCCCGTAGTCTCCGTCAAGCGCCCCGTATGCCCCTTCGCGCAGTTATCGGCAAGTTTCTTACCAGTTGGCGGGCGAATCAGCTAGTCCCGCAGGAATCCCCGTAGGCGTCCACCTGCCCAAGGCACTGGTAGAACCCGTCGCCGTGGAGCTCCCCGGACGCCTTGGCGGTGTAGTAGTCCAGAACGTGGGCGTACTCGTGCCGGAGGTTGACCGCCATGCACTGTTGGCAGTCAAGGAGTTGCAGGGCCAGAACCAGCCGGCCGCGCCGCTCCATGATGTAGCCGACCATGCGATCCTCGGGGGGCGTGCGGTAGAACCGGGGCTCAATGACCTTGGGCGGCGGCAGTCCCTCAGCGAGGGAATTGATCCCGGCGATGCACACGTCCGCCATGATGCGCTCCATCCCGGTCAGGGATGAGGCGCGGAATAGGCGGTGGGCGCTCACTTCCGCCTCTTGCGCCACCGCGCCCGCTTCCAGGTGAGGTATTCGGCGCCCTCGGCCGCGTTGTCCAGCACGGTAACGACGGCATCGGGCGACGGGTTCTCAGGGTCGATGATGAGTGTCGCGCTACAGGAGACGTGGTTGTCCCGCGCCCCGATCTTCTTGGCGAAATCATCCCTCCCCTTGTAGCTCGCAACCTGAACGATCTGCGACAGCATTCCGGTGAGCGGGTCGCGCAGGACGCCCCGTCCGGAGACGTGAGTGTGCCCACCGAGCGCGACGTGATCCCTCATCCCGGTCATCACGCCCCGGGTGATCCCGTGCGCCGTGTTCCACATGGAGTTCCCCGCCCACTTGTGCTGAGCGCAGATGCGAATGGAGTTGCCGAACGGAAACTGGAGTTCCAGTCGCGCCTCCCACGGTTCATAGGCGGTCCCGGCTTGCGAGGCCAGCCAATCGAGCGGATCGTCCGCCCCGCTCCACAGGTCGTGATTCCCGCCGATCATGGCGAGCCACCGGCCGTTGAGCGACCGAACGAACCATTCGACAAGGCGCCGGGCGTTGGCCGCAGAGGTGGATTGATTCGCATACAGGGCACCGAGCCTGCCCACCCAATTGTTGCGATCGTCGCCGATGCAGAGCGCGTAAAGCCCCTCGGTGCGGCGGACTAGGGCAACGTCCGCCCGGAGTTGGCGAATGTCGCAGTCGGGGTCGTCAATGTGGGGATCCCCGAACACATGCACCCCGACAGGGCCGGGGACGGCAATGCCGATGGGGATGAGCTTCCGGGCTTCGGCCGCCTCTTCCCGCTGGCACTGTACTTTCTCCGCATGGTCTAGCAGCACATTGACGGGAAGTTCCTTGTCGGGAAGGTGGGGGAACCTGAGCGCCGGTCCTTGGAGTTTCGCCGTCCAGTCCTCCACCGCCGCCCGCGCCACGGCTTTCGGGTCGGTCACGCGCGCCAACCCGGAACGTGGTCCTTCAGGTGATTGCGGAGCGCCGATTCCGTCTCGCTGAATCCGTAGTTGTCATGCAGCACCCGGTACACGAGGGGCACCGGGACCGTCTGCCCGGCGAGCTTGAGCGCTACAAACTCGGCAAGGCAGGCGGCGGCATCGGGTGGCAGGTGGCAGGAGTAGCACTTCTTGCGGGGCATTCGGTAGCCATCGACGGCGGCGCGTGCTAGCGATGTCGGATCGGGACGCTTTCCGTCCCCTTTCGAGTTCTTCGCGGCCATGTTTCCCCCTTGCAGATTGGCAATCGGATTTACGATCCGCCCCGGCTCGCCTCGCCGACGTTCTTACCGAGGCTCCATGCACCGACGCTGGAAAGCGTGGCGACGATGTACACGAGCGGGGCAAACTGCCAGCCGAGCCCGTAGCCCGCAAGCTCAAGGGCGCAGACGATCAAAGCCGGGACGAGGACAACGGCAGCGATCTTCCCCGCCTTGGTGAGCGCGAGTTGTGCCGACAGGATCTTGACTACCAGTACCGTGAGCGGCACGGCGGCGGCGTTGAGGAATCGGGGGTCAATCGGTAGAAGTGCGGGGTCCATGTCAGCGTCTCACTTTCGAGAGGATGTAGGCCACGACGGCCTTGATTGCGCCCTTGAGCGTGATGCGGTTCCACCATGCCATTAGAAGTCCTCCGCGATGTAGACGATCTTACCCCGCCGCATCTCGAATACCTTGACCGCGCCTAGCTCGATGGTGCGCCCGTAGTTTTGGGCCGGGGTCTCCTGGCCCTGTTTGACTTTGGGCAGCTTGGAGATGGGAGCGCCGGGATTGAAGGGCCAGCCGGTGACGAAGAACCAAACCCAGCCCCACCATTCGCTACAGACGTTCTTCCCCGCGCCGTCCGCGTCCTTCACATACTGGGCCAGCGGGCGCACGCCAAACAGGAAGTTGGCGATGGAGTCGAAGAGGTGCCGGGCGATGTTCGTATAATCGTAGGGCCTGCCCACGACGCCCCGCGCGTGGCCGACTAGCAGGCTCTTGTAGTGAGGCGACACCACGGAACCCGGGAAGCGGTACACAACCATCGAATGTTTCCGGTCCATGTAGACCCGCAAGTTGGTGACGCGACCAACCGGCGTTGTAGCTTCCGCGATCTCCGACCCGCTCACGAGTGTGAATTGGTGACTCCACCCGCGCCCGGAGAAGAAGGCGATGAGCGCACCGATGGTCCCGTGGTAGCGCGAGAACCCCACGTCGCACGGGCGGAACAGCGGATACCCGTCCAGGGCTTGCTCGCCCCACCACTTGCCGGCGTCACCGCCGATCCACGATTGGATGAGCCTATTCACGCCCTGGATGAGATTCATTCACGACCCCCTTTCAGAAAAGGCGCGGGCGAGGGGCAGGATCTTCGTCAGATGAGCGGCAGGGGGTGAAGCCCTCACCACGGCCATGCCTCACAGCGCCCGCGCGGATCATCCGTTCAGAAGGGCGGCGGCGATCCGCTTCGCCCTGTCCCCCACTTGGTAGGCGTACTTGGATGCGAGGACGGCTTGGGCGGCGGTGTTCCAGTCGCCCGCCTCGATTGCCGCCCGCATCTGCTTGAACTTGGATAGGCCCGCTTCCCCCAAGTTGAACGCCATGTTTGCGAGCGCCTCTTGCCGCGCATCCGTCATGGAGTCCCACGTCGGGAACAGGCGGCGGCACACGCGGATCGCGGCGCCGATGTCGTTCTCCAAGAGGTAGAGCGCTTCGGCCTCGGTGATCCCAACATCGTCCAGATTGCGACCGACGCCGATAGTCGTGCGCCCCGCCGTGCAGAGGTACGGCTTGAGGCGTAGTCCTTCGTCGCGCTTGAGATCGGAGAGTAGAACGTCCAGTCTCACCGCTGCCCCCCTTGCTCAAGCAGGATCGCCTCAATGCGCTCCAGACGCCGGATCATGTCGGTGTACTGCCGGTCAACGCGCACCTCGATCGCCGCGTCCTTTGATTCCATCTCCGTCCGCGTCGGCGTGTCCTTTGCGGACGCGAACACGCTTAGGCCAACGGATACGGCAAGCCCCATGATGATGAGCCACTCCCTAGCGTTGTTGCGGCTTTCCGGTGTCATGCCTTCCCCGTTCTACCGTGCGAGGTCAAGAGAATCGAGGGTCGCCGTTGCGGACCCGTTGCGGATGGCGAGCAAGTACGCCCGCGCCGTTGACGCTGAAAGAAACGTGATCTTGGTGCAGAAGGTGACGATGGGCGACGCCAGCGTGTAGCAGTCGGCGCACGTATCGCCAAGCAACGCCTCGCCGTCTCCGGTGGAAGTCTGCAAGGTATCGTAGTAGGCGAACCACTTCGCCGAATCCCCAAACGCCACGATGCTCGGCTGGTACTTTGCCCGAAGCGCAGCGGAGCTTGCGAAGATGTAGTGCTGCGCGCGGGTGAGGGCCAGCGTTTCGTGCATGTCCGACTGGAGCGCGATCCATTTGCCGGTCAAGGCGCTGTCGATCTGCGCGACGTAGCCGCCGGCAGAGAGCGCGGCGGTGATCGGGGTCCGTGCGCTCGATTCCATTGCCCCGGTCGTGTCCACCCCGGTTTCCAACGCCCGGTGCTGCCCGATGATCGCCCATTCGGTAGAGCCAACCCGCGCGAGAAGCTCGGCCAAGTCGGTGCGCTGTACCGATGCCGCGTCAAGGATGCCGGGGTAGTCGTCGGAGTTCACCCCGCCGACGCCGTTGTTCTCCCAATAGGCGCGGTATCCGTCAACGGAATCGGCGGCGATGTTGTTGAGCGCCATGAACAGCACGTTTGTCGGCACGCCACCCAGGCGGACCCGGTGCGTGTACCATGTGCTGCCTTGATCGGCCTGCGAGGCGTAGGGCCGGAAGAACGCGCCCCAACCGGCCGCCCAGTCGTTGTAGCGCGAGGCCGAATCGGTCACGGCCAACACGCGGACTTCGTGGTTGCCGACTTCCGGCAGGCAGTCCACGCCGAGCGAATCGCGGAACAGCTCCAGCGCCCAGATTTCAAGCGCGTGTTGGGCGCTGTCGGCGCTCTCCCATGTGAAGTCGCCGCCGACGATGAGCGCCGCCGCGTTCGGGTCCGCATTGATCTCCGTCACGAGCTTGGACAAGCGGAGGCGTCCATTCTCGCCCCCGCCTAGCGCCGTAGCCGCGTGAAGGTCGGAGATGTAGTAGACGTTGAACCCGCTCGTGATCGTGGCGGCGGGATTGGTGCGCACTCCACCCGTCAGGGCGAGGCACAGCAAGGCAAGGGCGAGAGTACGCAGGCGCATCTACTGCGGTCCCACCCGTCCGGGGCCGACGCGGACCCTCCCTGTGCCGGTGGAGACCGTCACGGTGTCGGTCACCGCCGCACGGGGCAGGTAGTGGACCGTGAGCAGCGGGCGGTTGCCGGCGGTTGCGGCCTCGGAGGAGTGGAACTTGTATATCGCCGACAACCAAAAGTCCGGGTTTGCCGTGTACTCGGTCTGCAATTCCCATCCGTAGTTTGTCCACAACCCGGCATGGATGCGCCTCACAGCCTCGGTCACGTTGAATGTGACGGTATTGCCAGATGCCGCGTTGCCCATGTAGCAGATTGCGCTCTTGGGTTTCGCGCCGCGATCATAGAGTGCGCTCGATAGCATCGTGTCGAGTCCCGCGCCGTTGAACCAATCGGAGGCCGCAGAGTCCCCGCCGCTCACCGACCAATCTATCGCCTTGCCCGTCGTGTCCCATGTAGCCGTGCTGTCGCCCCAGTCTTTCATGAGTCGATACAGGAATAGTGGGAACCGTGCGTCCGATGTGGTGGTGGCAGCGCTGTGCGTCAGCGTCAGCGTCGCATCGAGAATTCCAGCCGTCGCCGGGATGCTAGAGATGTTGCACTTGAGCAAGGGGTGAAGTCGCGAGCCGACCGAGGCGCTCACCCACAGCTTGACCGCGTTGGCGTTGCCACCGTTCGCCGTTGTCGGGGTCGCCTCGGTCAAGTAGGTGTCGTCCCAACCCGTGAACCCCGACGCGCCCTGTTGGAATGTCACTGTCACCGTGCCCTCGGGCCATGTCTCGGTTCCCGCGAACGACGGCGAGGCGATGCACAGCAACGCCAGCACCATGATCCATTTCATGATTCGCATTGAGCCGCCCCCTTATCGTCTGCGGACGAGTGCGTGGACGTAGACCGTGCCGTTCCCGCCGCCGTCCACGAGGATGTGAGTCACGGGGTCTTCCCACGAATGGACCTCGCCGCCGAGCAGCGTGTCCCACTTCGCGCACGGGAACGCCTGCGCCCAGTAGCGCGAGCCGTCGGAGGTGGTCGTGCCGATCTTCCCGCCGCCGACGAGGAAATGGCCGTAGCCGGGAACGGCGCGGAGCTTGGGATTGCTCGCCACCGTCGCCGGGATGCACCCCACGTAGGTCACGGTCGCGCTCGCGCTAGTGGACCAAATCGTCCACTGAGCGGCAACCCCGCCAAGGGCGAGGGTGTCGAGCGTGGAAGAAGTGACGGTCAGCGACGTGTCATACGCCGCCACCGAATGCGGCGAGTAGAGCTTCGCGTCCCACATCTGCGCGGAAGCCGGAAGGGCGAACAGGAGCGCCACGATCCCAAGACCGAGCGCCCACCGATTGAGTCTCATCGTGGCGTGTCCTTTCTCTAGCATGGTGTATAGATGATCTGCTCGGCGCTGAACTCAACCCCGAATGCACCGCTCGCCGGTAGCAGGCGCACTCGGTTCACAAGGTAGTCGGCAACCCCCGTCGCCCCCGTCGTGTTCCACCCGGCCAGCTTCGCGGGCTGATTGATGTAGTCCGGTCGGGTCGCCTCGTAGTTCATGTCGTTGGACACCTGGATGATGTGACCGGGCCTCAAGTCCGAGAACTCGATGCCGCCCTGACACGAGAACACGATGCGCGGGTTGGTGTAGCGCTTGACCAAGTAGAACAGGAACGCGGTAGCCACAACGTGCTCGTACACCAAGTCGAGATTTATGTCCGGCATCTTACGCACGCCGTAGCGCGCCTGAGACGACGCGCATACCGTCGCCAGATTGTCGGTGATGTCTCCGGCTAGATCGGTCGCGTCACCGCTTGGCGGATCTTCGTCGCCGAGCCCGCTGTACCACAACTTGCAGTCGCCGTCCGTCTCCGTGACAATCTGCGAGGATTCAAGCGATCCGGTCGGGAGAAAGCGCCTGTATTTGACCGTGAAGCGGTTAAAGATTTCGTCGTCTGGCGTGAACGCGGCCTGGAATCCTGACACCGCGTACGGCTTGCCTAAGTCAGCCGCGCCGGGGTGCATCGAGTTGGGATGGATCTTGACGCGGTTGCCGTCGCTGTCCTTGTAGTAGTTGTGGTCCGCGTCTGCTGCCGCCTCGGGATAGACCCCGGCATATATGCCACCCTCAGGCAGTTTTGCTACGAACATCGGCGCCTGACTGCACAGATTGGCGATGACGTTCTTGATCGGCGTTTCGTCGGTGACGATTAGATTGGATCGCCACTCGTTGGTGTTATTGATGTCCAGAGCCCAACTGTCAAGCGCGCTGTGCGCGTCGATGATGCTGCCGAACTGGCTGGATGCGGAGAGTATGTCCGTTGCCGCAACGCCGGTGCCCCACTTGTGCAATAAGTGGCTTGCGATGTGGGCGTTGTTGACCATGTTAATGTCATGCGATCCGCTCACGTCCCCGGCGTCGTTGTCCAGCGACCACTTGAGCGCGTTCATGTAGTTCTGGACGAAGTACGGTGTGAGCGCGGACGTTGTGCCGATGCGCTGAAATGTGGGGTAGGCGCCGGGGCGCGAGACGCGGGGATACATGACGGGCGACTGCGGGCCAAAGAGCCCCTTCGCCACGTTGAACGAAGTGCCGATCGCATAGGCCCAGAGCCACGCGGGGCCAAGGCCGGGGTTGGGCTTGAGCATCCATGCCGGTGGAAGCATCATCGCCTCACGATCCGCCCAGTGATGTCTACCACCGGGCTCGTTTTGGTGATGACCGCCCCGCCAGTCTTCAGCTTCACCTTGCACACAGCACCGCACGCAATCAGCTTGAACGTGTCGCCGGACCCGCCAGCCGCACTGATGAGAACGCGCACCACGCACTCGCCCTCTGGACCGCCGCTTGCGTTCTTCACATAGCGCCAGTCCATCCGCATGATAGGCTGTTGGGCTCCGCTGGCCTGTACGTAAGCGGTTGTCGGGACGGCGACGCTGTTCTTGGACTTCTGCGTGTATAGGTTCGCCGTTCTGAGGTCGGTAGCGGACATGACACCATAGACGGCGCCGTCGTAGTACCCGACCCAGTCGGCGGAAGGAATCGAGTAGATCCCAAAGCGCACGCCGGGAGTTCCAACAAATGCCGCACGGGCACCAATGACCAGATATGCGCCGATGCAGTCAGTCTCTAGCGGGATCTCGCCCATGATCGAGATAGGCGAGATGGTGAACTGGACGACCTTGTTCAGTGCCCCGTCGTCGCAGGTGACATTGGCGTACTGGAACGGATCACGCGCAAGAAGCGCCGCCGGGTTGTCAACAATCGAGTCGGCATCGGTGAAGATACCGTTGCACGGGACATACACGAGGGCGGTCTGGTACTGGTTGACCTTGACGGTAATGCCGAACGAGTCTCCTAGCGCCACCTCGTCACTGTAGATCGCGCTGTCGCCGTCGCCGCTTCCCTCCTCAATGATCCCCCACGCATCCGCCTCGGGGTAATACATGACAAGTCCATCGGCGGCATCGGACGCTAGGTTGGACGCGAACGGATCTTGACCAAGCCAGCCAGTGTTAACTCCGTAGCAGTCGTTGGTGGCCAGGTACAGATAGGATGTCAATCGCGCCTGTGAAATCACCGGAGCAAGGGCCGGATGGAATCCTGCAACTGCCGCATCGGACCACGACAGTCCAGCCGGAGCTGCGGCCGGCTTGAATTGCCCGTACACGAGCGGAATGAACTGGCCCTTCGCATTGGGGTCCGGTGGATCTGTTACCTTGCGGCGAGGTATCAGCGTGTCCTCGGCCTTGGTGGGCTGCGTCAGGTTGAACACGATCTGGCCTTGAGGCAGGTCCACCGACTGCACGATCCCCTTGAAGATCGTCTGGGTCTTGTAGGTTGTCGGATCGTCCGTCGTGCCTGCGAAGTAGTAGACCTTGTACTCCACCGCCGCGCCCTGCCAGACGTAGTATTGAAGCAACTGCGAGAGCCGCACTTCGTCGCCGGTCAGCGCGGGCGACTCTGCCGGGCTACCGCTCGCAAAGGTCAGTTGCCCGTTGTCGAGGATGCCGTTGATGCGAACGTCCTTCAGGACCAAGCGCGGATCGGCGAGCGTCGGGAACGCCTCGTGGATCTGTGCCGCGCAGGAGATGTCCCCGAACGACTCCACAAGCGGCTCGAACCAGAACTTCACGTCGGACGAGTCGTACGGCCACGCCTCGCCGTCAGTCACCGCCAGCACATTCGAGCCGGGTCCGCGCAGCGTCACGTTCGTAGGCGCGTGCGAGTCGGGGTCAAGCGGCGTGATCGTCGCGCCGATGCGGTAGTGACCGCCCGCGACCTCGCTCGCCGCCTTGGCGGAAGCGTAGTTGCTCAATGGAGGGGGCCCAGCGGCACACAGCGCACCGAGACGTTGACCTGAGACTTGCCTTCATACTTCGGCTCGACGGTCAGGTTGATGTTGCCGTAGTAGCACGCGCTGCTGATGAGATCGGTTGAGGATGCGAACTTAGCCAGCACCCCGTACCGCTGGCCGGAGCGCTGGCCCCACCCGTCAAGCGTTGCGTTGTCCGTGGTCATGATCGAGTCGGCGCGCCACGCGGCCAGCATCGCGGCAGCATCAGCGTCGGTCACGGTGTCGAACGACCGAGAGATGATCTGCCCGCCCGAGCCGATAGCCATGGGAGGAGTGTCGGCGGACTCCGACGCGCCCGCGTACAGGTCGGTCCCGAGGGAATACTGCTTGCCGAGCGACACGGTCCCGAACTCGAACGTGACAGATCCAGCGTAGACGATGCTGTACCGCAAATATCGCAGAGTCGATGTAGCAAACGCGGTGAAGCATCGGAGCGTCGGCACATAGGAGTCGAGCACGTTCGTCGCGTCGTCCACGAGCTCCGTGAACGTGCCGGCCCCGAAGTCGACCGCTGTCGAGTCCAGCACTTGCACCGCCGCCGTAGGCTGGTACTTCGCTCCGACCATGAGCAGGCAGTCCACCGGATTCTTGGCCGCCGATGCTCCGCGATTCCAGTCGAGGTCCACGCGGTTCGTGGCCTCCACGATGCGCCCGCGCTCGTTCGGGTTCAGCGTGCGGATCGACCCCACCGGATACCCGGCAACGGCGGTGCCCGTGGTCAGCGTCGGGTTGAGGTGCGCGACGTGGTGGGCCAGCATCAGGCGCCAGTGGTTCACGATTGCCCCCTCGCTGCGGCTTCGACCATGTACGGATACAGCGTGCGACCGGCTGCACGCCCGTCGATCAGCACCGGAGCGCCAGGGATCGACACGACCACCGACGCCAGGTTGTCGAACTTGCTGGCCAGGTTGTCGAGGCCGGCCTTGAGCGCCGTCGTGCTGTCGGTGTTCTGGCGCAGCGATGGGCCTCGCGCTACATCTTTGATGAGGCTCTTGTCCACGCTCGCGCTGTTGCCCTTGAGCGCGTCAGAGAAGCTCAGGGGCGAGCCGCCACCGGCCAACTTGATGATGAGGTTGAACGCGGCCATCTTGACGCTGGCAGCGACGATCTGAGCGATCACGTCGGCCATTGTCGCCTTGAACGCTGAGCCGAAGTCCTTGAGGCTGAGCTTCCCGCTCATGAAGGCGTCGCCGAAGACGTTCCCGATCCGGTTGCCTACGTTCTCCACCGCGCCCTGAATCGTGTCGAGCCACGTCTGGATGCCGGTCTTCGCCTCGGTCATGCGGGCGGTGAGCTGCGTCTGCCAGTCCGCGGGCTGGCCCCGCCCGTCGCGCTTCTGCTGGTTGCGCCACTCGGACTCGTACTGTGACGGGACTTCGGGGCCGACCTGCATACCGGCGCCGGAGACGGTGGAGCGCTTGAACGGGTCGGCGTTCTCGACGATCTTGGCGAGCGCCTCGTCGAACTTCCCGCCCGCGAAGATCCCTTCCAGACCGAAGTCCTTGAGCTGAGGATCCCCGATGATCGCCAGCTTGCCGACGGCGAGCTCGAGGTCGGAGGCCCACTGCTTCACGGCCTCGCCCGCCGCCGTCACCTTCTCGGTGACGTACTGACCGGCAATGCCCATGAAGGACGGGAGCGATTCGAGCCCGGAGAGCGACGTGCCTTTGATCTTGTCAGCAGAGCGCCGAGCCAGATCGAAGATCGCGTTCATGATGAGCGGGCCGATGCCCTCTGCCCCAACCGGCGAGAGCGCATAGTTCCGAGTGCCCTTGCCCACGCTTTGATTGGCCAGAACGCTACCGGCCACGAGGGGCGCAGCCACGGTCACAGCCGCGCCGAACGCGCTACCGAGCCCGGTGATGCCAGCCGCAACCGCCGCGGCCTTCATCGCCGCGAACGCCGACACGACCTTGGGGGCGAGGTTGATGATCGAGGTCAGGCCAAGGGCCAGCTTCCCGACACCGACAATCAATCCGCCCGCACCAAGCAGGGCCACCGACACGCCTAGCACGCTCTGCGCCAGCTTGGGGTTCTCGTCGATCCACGCCCGCAGCTTCGGCAGGACTTCGGTGGACACCTTGTCGGCAAACGCCGTGAGCGTTGGGCCAAGCGTCGTGAGGAGTTCACGGCCAAGCCCTACGGTGGAGTTCTTCAGCCGGTTCAGCGAGTCGTTGAACGCATCGGCGGCATTCGCATCCTGCATCGACCACACGATGCCGAGCTTGCGGGCCTCCTCGGTGAGGGTCTTGATCCCCGCGCTGCCCTCGTTCAGCATCGGGAGCAACGCCTGCCCGCCACGCCCAAACAGATCCTGAGCCAGCGCCGCCGCCCGCGTCCGGTCGGTCATGCCCTTGAGCCTGTCCGCCACTTCCAGCAACACGTCATCGAGCTTGCGAAGCTGGCCGTTCGGCTGGGTAGTCGCCACGCCAATCGAGGCGAACGCCTTGGCCGCGTCACCGCCCTTGTCGCTCGCGTTCTGGAGGTTACCGGCCAGCGTGCGCATCCCGATTGCCACGTCCTGAAGACCCGCCCCGCTCTGCTCCGCCGCGTACTTGAGCCCGGAGAGGGTTTCAATCGAGACGCCCGTGCGGATGGATAGATCCCGCAGCTCGTCGCCAGCGTTGGCGGCGACCTTGACCATGCCGAGCATCGCACCCGACACGATGCCACCGGCCTTCATCATCGACTTGCCGAGCTTCTCGGACTCCTCACCGAAGTTCTTCAACCGCTTCGACGCCTGCGCCATGCCCGGCGCGGACTTGTCGATCAGGTTGATGAGGATCTCAATGAGGTTCTTCTGCGTGCTCACTTACCAGCCCTCACGCCAACGGCAACGGCGGAAGCGATGCCCGGCCCCATGTCGTCCTTGGATGCCCGCCCGATCATCTCGCTCAACGCCTCTCCGTTCTGCCGTTCAGCCGCCGCGGCGAAGTGCATCAGCGTCACGAAATCAGGCCACCCCTCGGGGGTCGAGCCCGCCCTCACGATCTCCCTGGGGTCCATCTGGTACATCTGCGCCGCCCGGTTTACCAGCCGCCCCGTTGGGCTCTCCACGAAAGGTCTCGGCTTTCTCAGCCGCCTCCCGTGCCGCCGGTTCGCCCATCGCACCGAGCACCGCCGTCATGATCGCGAGCGCATCGTCACCGAGCACGGCCATCGTCACGGAGTCATCGGGGCATTGGTCTTCCGCGCCCGTCCAGAGCTTGGGGTCCACCATGACGACGCCAAGGAGCTTGCGCGCGAACTCCAGCATCTTCGGGATGTCTTCCGCGAAGTCCTGCGCCCGCTGAGTCCTCAACGACTCCGGCGTCTTCGGGTTGAGGAGTGCCGGGTCGAACCCCATGCTGGAAAGCTCGACGATGCCGGGCAGTCGCACGACAACGCTCCCGCCGTCCCCGAACTGGAGCGTCACCGTTGGCCTGCGATCCATCGAGCGGCGGAACCACGCCGCCCGCGTTTCGTCCTTCGTGCTCACGTTCTCCCCCTCTGCGAGACTAGGTAACCGTCGCGACCGCGTTGATGATCGTCACCGAGAAGATGTCGGTGCCGTTGGCGGCGACGTTGGCGACGAACGGGATGTCCTCGACCAACACGCCGGGGCCATCCACGCGAGCCGGCCCCGCCGTATCGAGGTCCACCGCGAACGCCTTGATCTTGAACTCGTAGGGCGTGGTCCCCGTGACGTAGGACACGCTCTTGTAGTTCACCTCGAGCGTGAGATCGGCGGTGTCCGCGTCCCAGTGATCCAGGTAGTCGTCGTCCTCGAACTCGCGGGTGATCGTTCCGGTGATCTTCAGGTCGCCGTTCTGGATGGCTTCCTGCATGGTGTTGTAACCCATGTACTCGCGGTCTTCGGTGACGGGCCATTCGAGGTTGAACGTCACCTTGCGGATGTTCGCCGCGGTGCCGGCCAGCTTGAAGATCACGCCCGTCGCGCCGCCGGTTCCTTCCAGGCCGAGCACGTCCGGGGTCGCGGAGTAGGACGCGGTGTCGACCGACGCCTGCACCGGGGCCTTGCCGACGCCGCCGTAGCCCATGCGCAGGATCTCGTTGGAGCACTCGAACGACAGGCGGTTGAGCTTCCCCCCGGTCACGTTGAGCGCCAGGATGTCGAGGTTCGAGTGAAGCGTGAGCCCGACCTGGCGCGTCAGCGACGGGGTGAAGACGTGAGTGTTCACGTTCGCAACCGGCGCGTTGTCGTCGAAGGCGTACCCGCCCAAGAAGTGCAGCAGCAACACCTCGTTGCCGCCGTACTGACAGTCGATCTCGCCGCCGAAGGTTCCGCGCTTGAGCCGCTTCTTGACGTTGGTCCGCGCGATGCGACCCAGGCCACGGTTGCCCTCGGTGCGATCGGCGGTCGGCTTGCATGGGTCCATCGAGGCGACCCGCACGTACTTGTACCCGCTGCCGGGGTCGGTCCCGAAGGCGGATTCGGTGATGAACCCGATGAAGGAATTGAGGCCGCGTCCTGCGCTCATAGGTCATTCTCCCTGTCGGCTTCCTGAAAGGATTCGGGGTTGACGGCCAGGAGCCGAGCCGCAACCTCATCGGGCACGTCTTGCGCAAGCCCGCCGCGCTTCAAGAACACCGGACCCTTCGGCGTGGGCACTACCACGCCCTCATCGGTCCCCACGTAGTTGAGTCTCATGCTGTCCTCTTCACGTTGTAGGAGAGCGAAAACGTGAGGGCGGCCAGCGAGTAGCGGCCCTCCATGTCGTGATCCACTTCGCGGTTGATCGTCGACCGGAACACGCGCCCGCCGCATGACGGGTCCGCGTTGAATGCCGCCTCCAGGTCGCACATGACCGCTTCGAGAAGTTGCGGGGCCGTCTGACTCGGGAACCGCGCGGCATCCGGCTTGACGTACACGAGGACAATCACGTCCATCGTGTCCTGCTCGCTGTTGCCGAGCTGCGGCGTGCCGGTGCCGTCGCTTCCAATCACCGACACCCACGGGCACTTGGAAGCGTCGACCTGCTCGACGAGCTTCAAGTCTTGGCAGACGGTGACGAGGTTGTAGTTGCGGTCGACGCCCTCGACGCCCGTCTGCATGGCCTCGAAGCGGTCGATGAAGTCGTCGATGATGAGCTGGCGGTGGTTCACGGCGACGGTCATTGCGGCCTCGCAATCGCGCTGGCGATCTGTCCACCGACTGCCGCCACAACCTCACTCTGCGAGGATTCCTGCGCCTTGGTGAGATACCGTCGCGCGGGCATCCGCACGCGAGGAACCAAGAGGTACATGAAGTCGACGCGGGATGAGCGCTTCCCGCCAGCGTTGCGGGCCAGGAAGATCTTGCCAGCAGTCTTCACAATGAACAGGTCCGAGAAGTCCCGCGGCTTGGCATACTTCGCGGAAGGGTGCAGCGGGATCGCGAGCGCTCGGCCTTTCGGCCGGATCTCGCCTCCGGTCTCGTGGATCGCCGCGTACCGGGCCGGAGACCCGACAACCCCCTGAACGTCATCGCCAACAGCGAACGTGCCGGAGGTGAATGAGCGCCGAAGCATCCCGCGCCCGACGTTGAGCGCACCGCCCGTCAACTCGCGCTTGACCGCCCGTTCCATGATGAGCGTTGCTTTCCGCACGCCGTCGAACTTCTCTTTCGAGATGCCGCGAGCCGTCGCTCGGATGCGCTCCGACGCCTCGTTGTAGCCGATGACGCGGATCGTGGTCTCAGCCATCAGGCCGCGCTCCTCGACACGCGCCAAGGCTTGAGCAACGACTGCACGCGGGCCGGGAGCGGGTCGCGGACGTAGGAGATGGACTGGCCTTGAATCGAAACGCTCTGGATGTCGTCCCGCTCGTGCGTGTAGTCCCGATACTGGCGCGAGATGAGGATGAGCGCCGCGAGCTTCAGGTCTTCGGGCACCTCTCCGTCGTTGTCGCTGTACCCGGCCTCGTAGGTGACGGTCCATCGCTGCGCACCGGCGCTGAATGCGTAGCCGGACGACGCCCGCGCGATCCGCCCGAGCCGCTCATCCACGCGGAATAGCGACCCGGCCAGAGACTGAAGCGTGGTCCCGGTGTACGGATCGACCTCCTCAACGGATGTGAGCGACACGAGCGGCCACTGACGAAGCTGCAACCAGCACTCATCCGTGCCGTCGTAGGTCTCGGTGAACGAGCGCGACACCACGGCGCGGCCCAGGAAGCTCTCGATGTGCGTTGTCGCACCGTTGATGAGCGCTTCCATTGTCAGGTCGGCATCGCTTCCGTCGTCGCCCAGGTCGGGCAGTTTCAGGAAGCGCCACGCTTCGGCCTTGGTCACGATCACATGGGCTAGGAGGCTCACTTGCGCTTCCTCACCGTGCGCCGACGCGAGTGCTGGCGATCCATCGGCGGGGCGCCGGGCACGTCATCGTCGCCGCGTTCCGTGATCTCGGTCTCGTCCGGCACCGCGTCCACCTTCGGCGCCGCGAGCACGCTGAGGCATCCGGGGTGCGCGGCCAGCAGCATCCCGACCTCGCGCTCCGTCAACTCGCGTTCGTCGCCCGCAACAGCGCGACACCACCCGGCATCCACGCTCGTCTTGAACTTGACTTTCTGCATGACTTCCTCCGGGGGGTTGGCTGAGGTCACGCGCCCCGCGTTGACCGTCAGCCCAACCCGCCTCTGGAGTCCTTCCTTGAGTGCTCTCGCCTCGCCGCCGCTCACTACTTGGTCGGGTAGGTGATGTAGACCTTCTCGCCGTAGGAAGCGGTCGTCAGGGCGTAGAGCTTCACGCGCATGTACCGCTGTGGAAGCAGCAGGTAGTGGATGCGCGGCGTCCCCTGGGCAGTCACCGACACCTGAAGCGTGTGCGCGTAGAACGAGTACCAATTCAGGTCGTCTTCGCTGGTCTCGATGCCGACATGGATGGAGTCCGAGCCGGTCGTCGAGTATGCGGTGATGGTGATGGGCAGATACACGAACGGAGTCACGGCGCCGGTGTACGCCCACTGCGTCCAGTTCGGGTTCTTCAACTGAATCGTCGGAGACGTGACGAGCGTCGATGCCTTGCACGAGTCCGCGTACACCAGCACCCGGCCGAAGCCGTTGTTGATGACGTGACTCGACACGGAAACGGAAGCGGCCATCACGGGAGTGGCAAGCAGCATCCCGACAAGGGCCAAGAGCGCGATCTTCTTGAGCATGTGTCTGTTCCTTCTTTCTACGGATGGGAGCGGGCCGGATCACCCGACCCGCCCCCGATCACGTCTTAGGCCAAGCGCGGGATGTTGTAGACGTAGGCGACGGAGGTCGCGGAGCTCGGCGCCAGCGACTGGAAGTCGCCGCGGTCGAAGAACACCAGGAGCTCGGCGTCCACCGGGGTCAGGCGCTCGCGCTCGACACCGAGGCCGGGCCGGGTGCCGATCATCCAAGCGTCACGGTTGACGATGAGGTACTGGGTCAGCACGTCCGTGGTGTTCGAGTTCACGCCGGTCGAGTCGAGGTCCGCGCGGGAGAACTCGCTGATGATGTTCGGGATGCCGTCCGTCTGGGACAGCTGCCCGTTCAGCACCGTCGCGTTCGGCCCGAACTTGTCGATGGTCACCACGTCGGCCTTGCGGGCCTCGATGAAGGCCATGTACGAGTGCCAGTTGAAGATTCGCGCGAGGCGCGAAGGCTGGCCCGCGTACACTCCCATCGCGGCGAGCGCTGCGCGGTCGGTCGTGCTGGAGAGCGCGCCGCCGTCGATGCACACGCTGGAGCCGATGCCCAGGGCGTACTCGCGGAGACCGTCCACGAACACCTTGGGCGAGGTTCCGCCGCCGGCCAGTTCGGTGATGTCGGAGTCGATGTGCGTCGCGTCCGTATCGCCGTTCTGGATGCCGTCTTCCCACCCGTCCGCGATCGCCTGCGCCATCTGCGCCACGAGCCACGGCATGGCCGCACCGACCGCGTCGTCGGACCACTCGCGGGTCGCCACTTCGAGTGCGCGGAGCTTCTTGGCGGTGAAGGTCGCGAGACCCGTCGCCGTGAGGCCGTAGAACGCGCGGGAGGCGTCGGTCAGGGTGTACGCCGTGGTGACGGTCGTCGACTGCGAGACCACCTGAGCCACACCGCGCGCCGCGGCGAAGGGCCACGTGAACGGATTGGTCGGCATGGGGAACTCGTTGAAGAGCGCCCGAACCTTGAGCTGGAGCATGATGAGCTCGTGAATCTGCTGCGAGGTTCCGGTCGGGATCCACTGCGACCCCTGGCCGGTCGTGGTCGTGTCCATCGCCTTCGCCAGCTCGTCGCGGAGCTGCGCGAACTCGGACCAAATGCGCGTCTGGGTGATGTCGGGAACCGACTGCCCCTTGGCCTTGAGGCCGGATAGGATCGCCTGACCGATGATCACGGCGTCGTTGCGCCGCTGGAGTTCCTCGACGAGGGCCTTGCTCGATCCGGCGGAGACCGGAACGCGCGAGCCCATGAGCTTCGTGAACGACTCCGGCGAGCCGTCGAAGCGCAGGAGGCGCGGGTCCATCTCGGGGAAGATCGCCTGCTTCGGTGACCGCTTCTGCTCGGCCTGCACGTCGGCGATGATGCGCTCGGCCTTCTCCATCCGCTCGGCGAGCGGGGTGACCTTCTCGGTGATCGTGCTGTTCAGGTCAGCGAGGGACTTCTTGAGGTCCTCGCTCGGGGTCATCGTGACCTTTTCGTCTGCCATCTTCGTACTCCTTCTCCGCGCCATGCGGAGCGCCTGGCGGGACTTAGGCCCGCTGTAGTTGCAGGACAAACTCCCTTATGAGTTCTCCCGCTTCCTCCAGGTCGGCCGCCTCGTGGGCTTCCCGCCTGGCATCAATCCGCGTCGCGCTAACGGCGCGGGAAAGTTCGTCGGCATCGATTCCGAGGCCGGCGAAGGTCTTGCGCACCGCGGCGTCGAGTCCGCCTGGGTGCATCAACTCGGGGTAGCGCTTCACGAGCGCCGCGCCCGCAAGGATCTGACTCAGCTCGTCGTCGGGCTGGTCGGTAGCCATGCCCATCGCTGCGGCCATGCCGAGCAGGCCCTTCGCGGCGACCTGGAGCGCGTTGGGGTTCGCGGGGATACCGACCGGCGAGTATTCGAGCAGCTCCCACTCCTTGAAGCGGAAGCCGCCGGTCCACTCGGGACCGGTATCGCTGTCACGCATGATCTTCTCGTAGGACTTCGGCGCGAATCCGATGGAGACGCCGGGCATGAACCCGGCATTCACCATCGCCCAGGTAGTGTCGGCAATCGGGTTGAGGCCGACTGCGTACTCGGTCTCGGCGCGCACCTCGTCGCTCTCGATGCGCTCCCAAAGCGAGCGCCCCACGGGGAAGTCGTAGGAGCGGTGGGCGAAGAACACGACGGGGTTGGAGCGGAAGCGCGTGTTCACCATTCCGCTCGGCTCCACCACGTCGCCATAGCTGTCCACTGTGGCATCGGTGATCCGGTAGATCGCGGTGTGCTTCTCGGCGTCGATTTCCTTGACCACCGAACCGGAGACGCCGCGCCCGATGAGCTTTACGTCTTCGCCGGTATCGAGCCGATGCGCGAGCGCCTCGTTATTTCGTGTGTGCATGGGTTCCGTTTCCGTTCCTGCGAGCGCGGTAGGATTCCTGCTCGCCGCTCAATACGGCCTCGATGGTGCAGCGGCAGTTGACGGTCTCTCCGGGGTCTTGGGATGAGCCGTCGCCAGGGAATGCGAGCGTGGCGTCGCCGACCTGGAAGACGCCTGACAGCGGCACTTCTTGCCCTTCGGCTTCGGCGTGCGAGTCGCGCACGCGGTCATCACGCGAAGAGAGCCAGACCTTCTTCTCGACGAGTCCGCCCGTCTGAGTCCACGCCTCAAGTGTTCCGGCGTTGTATGCCGCGCCCGACTCGGTGACGGCGATCGCGTTCGCGCGTGCGCGTGAGGCGTCGAATACAGTCTTCACCCGGTCCGAGAGTTGGAGCATGTTCTCGCCGCTCTGGACGCCTTCCGCGAGCGTCGTCGCGAGGCGATCCTTCGTGGTGGAGTCAACGCCCTTGACCAGTTGCGCTCCCGCTTTGTCCAGATAGGACACGACGGAAGGCTGGAGAAGAGAGAACTGCAACTCCGTGAGTCCCAAATCCTCAAGCGCGTTGGTCCCGGCACGGTTCACCGCCTCTGCGTAGACTCCCCGGAACCGATCGATGTTGCCGTTCTGGAGCCGGTCGAGGATCAAGTTGACTTCGGCAACGCTCTTCGTCTCGGGAGAACTGATCGTCGTCAGCGTGCCGTTGACTTGTACTCGCATGAGCGGAGTCGATGCGCCCGCGTTGATCGCAGATTCGAGTCCGTCGAGAACTGCCGTCTCCTGCTCCTTGAACATAGAGCGCGCGGTCTTCTCGAAGACGCGGGCCATGACGCGGGAGCGCTTGTCGAATGCGCGCCACTTCGCGACCTTGCGCGCTTCGGCCTGGTCGTCCTTGAGCGCGTCGGCGGCCTTGCGGTTGACGGCTTCCAGTAGGCGTTCGATGGATGATCCGGCTTGGGCCGCTACCGGCGCCGGCTGCTCTTTGCCCTCTGCGGTGGCTGGCATCAACGAGAACGGCTGAAGGATCTCGTTCCCAAGCTCCCCGCCGAGCGGCTTGAGCGCCGGAAGCGTTCCGTCGTTGAGCCACGCCCGCGCCTCGTCACGACGCAACAGCGGCAGCGCTTGGGTGATCGCCGACACCATCGCCACGCGGTCAGGGCGTAGGGCCTCGATTCCGGCCAAGTCCGCGCGCACCGTGATGTCGTTGCCGTACCGCGGCGCGAGGTGGAGGTTGAACGCGCCTTCCCACTTCTTGAGCTTCGGGATGATCGTCAGTTCCCAGAACTGCCGCTTCTGCTCCTTGGCGTTCGCGTAGGTAGCGCCGTCAAGCAGCGTCACCATCACGGGAGGCACACCCAATGCCATCAGGATCTCTTCGCGGTTGAATCGGCGCAGATCGGGGAAGAGCATGTCGGCCAGATCCGCCGAAGTCTTCGACACCTTCGCGCCCGCAACCGCACGCGCACGCCACGCCTTGTCCACGCCCTGATGCTTCTCGTTGAACGCGAGGATTGCGCGGTCGAGAACGTCCTGCCCGGTGTCCTCTGGATACTCGAGAACGACCCCAAGCTGCGCGTCGTGCTTGAAGAAGTTCTTCTGGAGGGCGATCGCGTACAGGTCGCAGATCGCGGCGAGCGATGCCGGGTCAACCGCGCCGAGACCGTAGTGGTCATCGGTCGGGTTGAAGTAGTGCATCGGCACGATCTCATTGGAGTTGAACGTCTGCCGCCTGTTGTCGACTTCGTAGACGTAACCAGCGACGCCCATCGTAGCGTCCTTGATGACCTTCACGCGGAACGGGCGGAGACCCGTCAACGTCAAGGGCGGCTTGCCCTCTTCGACTCCCGCTCCTGCCGCGAGCAGATACGCGGA